TCATCCAGACTGCTCACACCGCAGAGCTATCTACGGGGTTTGGGCGGAAGGTACGGAATCTGGTGTCGTCTGACACGTACCAGAAGATTTTCCAGACCAAGCTGTCTAGTGACTCAAAAGCGGCAGGACGGTGGAATACCGACAAGGGTGGTGACTACTTCGCTATCGGTGTTGGAGGTGCAGTCACAGGTAAGGGTGCTGACCTTCTGATTATTGATGACCCCCATTCGGAGCAGGAAGCAAAGCAGAACAATCCTGCGGTGTTTGACCAAGTGTATGAGTGGTACACCTCTGGTCCTCGTCAGCGTTTACAGCCTAACGGGGCAATTATTATTGTGATGACCCGCTGGTCCAAGAGAGACCTTACAGGGCAGATTCTGAAGAAGTCCGGCGGGGATGGGGTAGATGACTGGGAGGTCATTGAGTTCCCAGCGATTCTTCCGTCTGGCACTCCCTTGTGGCCTGCCTTCTGGTCTAAGAAAGAGCTGGAGGCTATCAAGGCAGAGATTCCTGTAGCCAAGTGGGAAGCGCAGTACCAACAGAATCCTACGGGTAATGAGGGTGCGATTATCAAGCGCGACCAGTGGAGGATTTGGGAAGGGGACAAGCTACCGTTCTGTGACTACATCATCCAGTCTTGGGACACCGCCTTTGAGAAGAACAACCGTGCAGACTACTCCGCCTGTACGACGTGGGGTGTCTTTGACCATCCCGACGACAAGGGGAAAGACCAGACCAACATCATCTTGCTAGATGCGTTTAAACAGCGGATGGAGTTCCCTGAGCTGAAGAAGATGGCTCTGGAGTTGTACAAACAATGGGAACCTGACACCCTGATTATTGAGAAGAGAGCCGCCGGGGCTCCTCTGATTTATGAACTCCGCAAGATTGGAGTGCCCCTGTCTGAGTACACCCCCAGTAAAGGGAATGACAAGGTTAGCCGTGTAAACTCTATTGCAGACCTATTTGCCTCTGGGATTGTCTGGTGTACGGGGTCTCGTGATGCAGATGAGGTTATGGAGGAAATGGCAGCATTTCCTAATGGCGATAACGATGACTTGGTGGACTCAAGCAGCCAAGCATTGATGAGGTTCCGCCAAGGTGGATTTATCCAGATTGCTTCCGACGAACAAGATGATGAGCCCATCTTCCGTCGCAAGTATGAGTATTACTAAGGACGTATATGGCAACCAATGTAGATAAGGGTTTGTACCAAGCCCCAATGGGTCTAGAGCAACTGGCCCAAGATGAAGAGCCCATCGAGATTGAGATTGTTGACCCCGAGGAAGTAAACATTCATATGGGGGAGCTGGATATCTCTATACAGCCCGGTGAGGATGAAGACGAATTCAGTCAAAACCTTGCAGAACTGATTGAAGATGGAGACCTCCAGTCGATTGCCAGTGACCTAGAAGAGGACATTGACAACGACCGGAACAGCCGCAAGGATTGGGAAAAGGCCTACACCGATGGTTTAAAGCTACTTGGATTGCAGTTTGAAGAGCGAACTGAGCCGTGGCAAGGAGCTTCAGGGGTGTTCCATCCCATGATTACCGAGGCAGTTGTAAGGTTCCAGTCAGAAACCATCACCGAGATGTTCCCGGCCCAAGGGCCTGTGCGGACAAAAATCATCGGTAAAGAGACCCCCGAGAAGAAGGAAGCAGCGGTTCGTGTCGAGGAAGACATGAACTATGAACTCACCGAGGTGATGCGTGAGTTCCGCCCTGAGCATGAGCGGATGCTGTGGAGTCTTCCTGCTACCGGTTCTGCGTTCAAGAAGGTCTACTACGACCCCAACCTTGGACGGCAGGTCTCTATGTTCGTTCCCGCAGAGGATATCATCCTTCCCTACGGAACAACCGACCTCGACACTTGCTATCGCCTGACCCATGTCATGCGTAAGACCAAGAACGAGATTATGAAATTGCAGGAAAGCGGTTTCTATCGGGATGTGGAGCTGGGAGAGCCCACAAAAGAACGCAGCGACATTAAGCAGGCCAAGGACAAAGAGACCGGCTTTAGTGATTTAAACGATGACCGCTACACCCTGTACGAAGTACATGTAGACCTAGACCTGCCCGGGTATGAGGACACCAACTCCGACGGTGATGAGACAGAGATTGGTCTTCCTTATGTAGTCACCTTCATCAAGGGCACAAATGATGTGCTGGCTATCCGCCGCAACTGGGAGCCAGATGACGAGCTGCGTTTAAAGCGTCAGCACTTCGTACATTACCAATACATCCCCGGCTTTGGTGCGTATGGCTTTGGTCTGTTCCACCTCATCGGTGGGTTTGCCAAGAGCGCCACCAGCATCATGCGTCAGCTTATCGATGCAGGAACTCTGAGCAACCTTCCGGGCGGATTGAAGTCCCGTGGTCTGCGTATCAAGGGCGATGACACACCCATCCAGCCGGGTGAGTTCCGGGATGTGGACATCGGCTCTGGGGCTCTGCGGGACAACATCCTGCCGCTTCCTTACAAAGAACCTAGCCAAGTTCTCGCAGCCCTGTTGGGGACCATCGTTGATGAAGGCCGTCGCTTCGCAGCTACAGCGGACATCAAGGTCAGCGACATGTCTGCCCAATCTCCGGTCGGTACAACGCTGGCAATTCTGGAACGTCAACTGAAGGTGATGACGGCTGTACAAGCCCGCCTCCATTACACGTTTAAACAAGAGCTGGGTCTACTTGCTGAAATCATTGCAGACTACACAGACCCCAGCTACGACTACGACCCCGACACGGCTAACCGTAGCGCCAAGAAGGCTGACTACGACTACGTGGAAATCATCCCAGTAAGCGACCCGAACGCAGCCACCATGAGCCAGCGTGTGGTTCAGTACCAAGCTGTGATTCAGATGGCGCAGATGGCTCCTGACATCTATGACATGCCACAGCTCCATCGCCGGATGCTGGAGGTGTTGGGTATCAAAAATGCAGAGAAGCTGGTCAAGCTGCCGGATGACCAAAAACCCCGTGACCCTGTTACGGAGAATATGTCTGTCCTCAAAGGAGAGCCCGTCAAGGCGTTCTTGAACCAAGACCATCAAGCACACATTGCCGTACACATGGCTATGCTGCAAGACCCGATGATTATGGCGACCATTGGGCAGAACCCACGGGCTCCTGCTATCCAAGCAGCCATGATGGCTCACCTCTCTGAGCATGCAGGGTATCAGTACCGCAAGCAGATTGAAGCCCAGCTTGGATTGTCTTTGCCTCCAGAGGACGAAGACCTGCCACCGCAGATTGAACAGGCTCTGTCTGGAATGATGGCTCAGGCCGCACAACAGGCTTTGCAGCTAAATCAACAGCAGGCCCAGCAGCAGCAGGCTCAACAACAGGCTCAAGACCCTCTGGTGATGATGCAGCAGCAAGAGCTGCAACTGAAACAAGGCAGTCTGCAACTGGAAGCCCAGAAGGTTCAGCAGGACTTTGCTATTGAGCAGGCCAAGCTGGAGCTGGAGAAACAAAAAATGATTCTGGAGTCCTCTGCCAAAGCGGACGCTAACAACATGCGCAAGGAAGAATCTGCCGCCCGCATGCAGTTGGAAGGTGTCAAGGTCGGAGCTTCTATTCGGGAGAAACAATCCCAGCAGAAGTTTGACCAAGAACACGCCGGAGTGAAGCTTGGGGCACAGATTGCCAAAGATGAAACGCAAATAACTCAACCCAAAGGCACACCATGACCGAAAACTTCGCAAGCGTATTGCGCTCCAAAATACGTGAGGACATGAATAACTATGCAGACGACTTGGCTGGTGGGGCCTGTCGTTCCTTTGACGAGTATCAAAAACTATGCGGGGTGATTCAAGGCCTAGCTCTCGCAGAGTCCCACCTATTGGCCTTGCTAAAGAAAGTTGAAGAATCAGATGAGTAACATCATTTTGCCTCCGGGGGTAGTAATGCCCGCGCCAATCCAAACGTCAGATAAACCTGACGCAGAAATGACAGACGCAGAAAAAGCCAAGCAGCTTCCAGAGCCATCTGGGTACAAGCTGTTATGTGTGCTGCCCGCAATCGACGAAACGATTGAAGGCACAAACTTCCTCAAGTCAAAAGACATGATGAAGCGCGAAGAAGTAACCACAGCAGTTCTGTTCGTGGTCAAAGTTGGTCCAGACGCATACTCCGACAAGGAGAAATTTCCTAGTGGTCCTTGGTGTAAACAAGGCGATTTCATCATGGTTCGCACCTATGCGGGTACGCGATTCAAGATGTACGGTCAGGAAATGCGCTTAATCAACGACGACCAAGTTGAAGGTGTTGTGCAAGACCCCCGTGGAATCACCCACGTCTAAGGAGATACCATGTCCGAGTTCAAATTTCCAGATGAGCTGGAAGAAGAGAAAAAAACCGAGTCAGTTGAGATTGAATCTAACGCAGATGAGATTGAAATTGAAGTCGTAGACGACACACCTCCAGCCGACCGAGGCCGTAAAGCCTTGGAAAAGGAGGTTGAAGACCCAACCGATGAGGAAATTGCCTCATATGGCGACAAAGTGAAGGTGCGGATTAAGGAATTGACCCACGCCCGACATGACGAACGCCGTGCAAAAGAAGCTCTTATGCGTGAAAAGCTGGAGCTTGAGAATATGG